CCCTAAACGAGTCTATACTATCACAAGTCCCAAAGTAAGACTTGCTCCTTATAAAAGGAACCATTCGAACTTTGGAACTCCAAGCCCGGAAAAACGTACTGTTCAACGAGAATAGTCGATTATCGACTAACGTTTTTCCGAGAGATAGTGTTAGACCCAACTTTCCCACCATCGCCATCCAACGACGCGCTTCATCTCGAGTTGCGCGAAAGACGATGTCATCCCCGTTTATTTTCAATGGCACTCTGCGACGAATCACATATTTGAATGCCAAGAAATTTATTAAACAGAGGAAAGGGAAAGAAAGTAGGTTGCCCATGAGTTGGCCCCTGACCTGTAACGTTTCGGTCTTCCCGTCGACAAGGATCGACTGAGAAGACTGTTCTGCGTAATACCTTACTCTCTCCGGAACAGCCTGACAAGTACTAAGTACCTGACGAAGCACGAACTGATAAAGTTCAAGCGGTATGTTGTCAGTGGCCGACTCATAATCTCCAGATACAAATACTTCACCCGAAAGTGTAGTAAATTCTCTGAATGAATCGGTTTTGGCGTCTCCACGTAGGAGCCATGGTTTCCGACTAAGATGGTCATAAATCGTAGTGTGCAAAGGTCCAAGGACCCCGCGAACACTGTCACCAATGGTGACTAAACGATCTTTTCCATCCTGTCTAACGACACTCACCTTGACACGGGGATTAAAAGGAATATCTACCTTACCCGCAGCATAATCAATAAATTGATCACGCGTGAGTGCCGATCCACGGCAACCACCCTTCAATCTCGAGGACTCGAGACAAGAAGACGTGGAGAGAGTTGAGGACGCTACCTTCCGGTCATACAACCGATCCCATCCCGGCCTGAAGAGCTTAGGAATCTGAGTTTTGACAAACTCAAGAAACCCTTGATCAACTTCACCGGAGGCAGATCCCATCCGAAGACAGAAATCTCGTTTAAGCGAGATGTTTTCGGCGGAAGGTAAACGTTTACGAAATAGAAATAATGACGAGGCCACCGTGGAACGTACAACTTTCCCACAGTGGCTCAATGCCCCGTCAAACCAATGGTTATGTCCTTCAAGAAGATCTGAGCAGAACTTCTTGAAGGTTTTAAGATCCTCAAATTGAGGAGCGTCTGGGAGTGATAAACCTAAAACACGGTTCATCATCCCTATCAGCTCTTTCAACTCATGCTGAGGTTTCAAAAGTGACTTTCTCTCGCTAGTAAGCGACCGGTAATCACTTGCCATTAAATTAATCCCCTAAATATCGATAGATAAAGATCGAATTCAGGTTTGGGTCTAAGGACT